GTCGGCAGCTGCAGAGATGTATAAGAGACAGGCCGTAGGCCGTGGCGAAGCTGCGTTCCCCACCCGATTCAGACGAAAGCAGCCCCACGAGGAAGTAATAAAAGCCATCGCCCGGGTCATACTTGTATACCTCTTGCAACAGGAACTCGCCCGACATGCCCCCTTTGGCACATTTGGCTACGAGATAAAAGGCCGACTTTTCACCCCCGAGGAAGGGCGAGGTGTAGCCCGCCACGTCCCAATACTTATAATCCGTCGCTTTGTGTGCCGATGAAGTCTTATTGATGCCCATCGTCATATGCTTCAGGATGGCAGCCGGGGCCGTGAACACCTTCGTCTCATTATTCATCTCGAACAGCGGGATGACTTCGCGCTGCGTCTCCGTCCGGTTGTCGACGAACATGAATTGCTGATACTCGTTGCCCACCAATACGGACATCGTGCGCACCCAGATGGGATTGACGCCGGCCGAAAAATTGTCCAACGCCTTTTCCAGCATATCCTGCGCCTCTTTGGCATGCTCATAGGTGCGCGCCGTCTCGTGGCGCAGCTGCCGGAAGCCCTCTTCCGTTGTTACCTCGTTGCGATCGATCTTACCCAGCTGCCCCGACACGCTGCCGGGCGATGCCACATTCGAGAGCTCGAACTGGGGGCGGCGCGGGGTGTTCACCGGCGTGCGTACCCCGGTAATGCGGATCAGCAGGCCGTCCGTGGGGGCGTACTTATCCGACTCGAGCAACACGAATCCACCTTTGACGATGCGGCTGCCGATCTCTATCCAGTGACGGTCGGCATACAGCTCATCCAGCTCGGCGGAAAAGGTGTATCGCTCTACTTCGTTTTCATATTTCACCCGTACGGCCTCCCGGAACATCTCCCACGAAGCGCCCGTCCGTGTGGCATTGTCGCACACATAAGCGTCGGGCAGCGAGCAACCGAATACGGCGTAGGTGTCGCCCACCTTCGGGATGTAGACCGTGCCGCCCGGCATGGCGATGCCGTCGTACGTAGTTTGCACGAGCTCGAAGCGACGCCCGTCGTGCTTATATTTCAGATCGAACTCCCGGCCGGTGAGGTTGCCACTTTGGAAAATGACTTTCATCGTCTGGCCTTTGATCAGCGCCTTATTGTAGTCGAGGGCCTCGGGGATGGAACTGTCGATGATGTCGTAATTCACATGGCCATCTTTACCGGCAATCATCTCGACGGACGAGACCGTGCCCACGCGTTTGGGGTAGATCTGCGACAGGTCGATGCTATCCTCGACAAAGGTCAGGAGCGGCCGGTCGGCACGGGTGATCTCCGTACCTGTCGCATCCGTTTTGTAGCTGCGCGCCGCGGCGGCGTTGAAGCCCGCTTCATCGGCGAACTTCGTCCCATCGAAGGCGATCATTTGCGACTTTGGAAGCAGCAGTTCCACACTGCCATAGGTCGAGGCATCGATATTCTTCCGCCCGCCCTGTACAAGCAGAATCTCGCACGGCTTCTTTGCACCGAAATTGTCGCGCGACACGCCCGGCTTCAGCCCGCAATCTCGCCCGTAACGTAGGCGCAGCGGGTTGGCCTTGTTGTATTCCACACGGCGCAGGTAGATGGCTTTGCCTCGGATCTCCCATTCCGTTTTGAACTCATCGGCCAGCATTTGCAAGGCGTCAGCGCAAGAGGTGTGGCTGTATGAAAGCGTCTTTTCCGTCGCCTCAATGCAGCCGCCCACCGTCCATCCGCTATCCCGGCGATTGAGCGCCTTCACGATCAGCTCCAAGTGTGCCCGCGGTTTGGCCGTGTAGGCAAACTTCAGCAAGTTTTGAATCGTCGTGTCGCGCACTTTGTACTTACGCAGGGCAGCCTCTGGGCCTTCCATCGTCACGGTGTATTCGAAGTTGCGGTCGCCGTGGCAGATGAATTTTTGCGCGCTTTCCAGTCGGTAGCGCGTACCTCGGAAATCGGTGTAGGCCCCTTCCGGGATCTCCACATATTCAGGCAGGGAATAGTAGAGCGTCAGCAGCTTTGTCTGATGGATCCGATCCTCGAGGTAGCTGCTATCGTCCGGCTCGACATCGAGGATCAGCGCATCCTTTTTATCGTAGATTTTCATCGGATCACCGTCAAATTCAGTTCAAACTCATACAGGATGAAGCCGGGCCGGAGGGCGATGAGCCGCGTGCCCGTACATTCGCGATAAAACACGGGATAATCCTTTCCCCGGTAGTTCAATGTGTGCTCGCCCGGCGCCGTGAGTCGGCCGAACAGGGCGTCTCGGCAGCTCCACATGGCCGCCGTTGAAACGGCTTTTAAGCAGCATTTCAACGCTATTTCTTTGGCATTGAAACGCACGATGCCAGTGTCGTAGATGCGGCCGTCGCGGGTGGCGATCTCCCGGGTGAGATTCTGTTTTACCTCAGCCGGGCGCAGTAGGCTGTCGCGCCCCTTTTGGACGAACACACCGAAATCGGCCAGATTGATGCCGTCGAGGGTGTAGGCCGAACGGATGACGTGCGTGCCCGGCGATTGCCAGACAGCCGCGTCAGTGCGTTCGGGTTCGTCGAGCTCGAACAGCGGGCGGAATGATTGCAGCGGCCCGTAATCGCGCAGCTCGTCGAAGTTGGTCAGGCGCAGGCGGAATGTTCTCCCGAGGGAGGGGAAAAGGATAGACCGATAGCCCGGCTGAGCCAGCGCCTCCACAAACCCGCGGACGTCGGCCTTGGGGCCGGAGGCCACGCAGTCGATGCCCACCGTAAGGGGTTGCAGTTTGGGCGCCTTCAGATCCACCTCGAGCCCGTCGTGTTCCGGCCAATCGTTGGCGGCCGGCTCTTTCATAGCCGGGTAGGTTAGCAGGTCGTTGTATCCGCCCCGTACCACCCACACGCCAAAGGCCGCCCGGGCGTCCGTTCCATCGATGTAGATATTCGTTTTCATTTCCGTCTTATCCGTTATGCTGTTCGCAGGATGACCCCGCGGGAATTGATTGTCTCCAGTTCGCGTTTCATACTGCCGATGCCGCTTTCGATCTGCTCGAGGCGTCGACAGTAGGCCGTATTGTCACGTATCTCTGTCAGTATGGCTACACCTACCACAAGGGTCTGATTGATCCCCCCTACGGATAGTTTGATGGCGTCTTGATAGATCAGCAGCGCCGTCAGACGTCCCTCGATGGCCGTAGCCGTGTCCTGCGTAATGCTTTGGATGCCCTTCGTTGTGCCCGTGCGGCCATCCTTCGCCTTATCATCTTTCTCACCGAACTTGGTGTAGCCGCGCTCCTTCGCGCGCTTTTTGACCTTATTCAGCAGCTCGATGTATCGGTCGTCGCGCTTGGTCATCTCTTCCATCAGCTTATCGAAGTCATCGAGTACATCCTGATCGCCGCCGGGCTTTAGCGATTCGACAAGGTTCTTCTTGAAATCCTCGAACACGTCCGAAAAGATGGCCGAATACAGCAACTGCGTGATAAAGTTTTCGAGCGAGTCGGACGCCGTGGCAAACATGGCCTTACTGGCATCCTCGCCCGCCTTCCATGCCCCCACGATGGCGTTGCGCAGGTTGTTACCAATGTCGCCGGCAAGGCTCGTGGCAATCTCGCCGAGGCTATCCTCCGCCTTTTTGACGGCATCCTGCCAATCGAGGGCGTTTTGAAGCAGCTGCTTCGTCTTATCGTCTACCTGATCGGTGTTGATCAGTGTTTTTGCCAGCTCTTTATTCAGGTTGCCTGCCTCGTCCACAAGCCCCGGGAAGACCTTCATCAGATCATCCGTGACCTTGTTTTTCTTCTTGCTGAATATGCCCGCAAGCATTCCGCCAATCGTTCCCACCACGGCGCCGATGGCCGTACCGATGCCAGGGACGATCATTGAGCCCACGGCCGCGCCGGCCAGTGCTCCCGTGGCCGCTCCTTTGGCCACATTGTTGCCGTCGACTACGTTGCGCAGGTCGACGTTGGCCTGCCCCTCATGCAGCTTGCCGATGGCATCGGAGTAACCATCCATTGCCTTATTCAGCGCTTTGAAGCTGTCTTTGATCTCGCCGGCGTAGTTGCGCACGAAGGCGCCCGACTTGCTTTGCAGGCGCAATTGCTCATTCAGCGACAGGGCATATTCATGGGCAAAGGCGATCGAGTTTTTGTAGAACTCTTTTTCCACGGCGCGGCGTTTTTCGGCCGCCGCGGTGATCATATTGATCAGCGTGGCTGTGCCCGAAATGGCCGTACTGATGGCGCCCACCTTGCCCCGTGTCGTATCCATGTCGCGGGAAAGCATCTCACTGGCGGCGGCGAGGCTCGAACCGATTGCCGCGAAGGCTTGACCCACGCTGCCGCTCAGTCCGCCCAGCGCCGCGGCCATCTGCCCGAAGGCGCCGAGCACCTCGGACAGCTTTTGCGTCGGGATACGTCCGAGTTCCTTATTCAGGGCCTCGAGTTCCTCGCGGGCAAGGGCTATTTCCTTAGCCAGCTTATCTGTCGGGGCGAGCTTGTACCGCTCTTCCATAAGCCGGATACGTTCCTTTTGCACCCGGCGTTCTTCCTCGAGTTGCTTTTTGCGACGATCCGCTTCCCAGCGATAGAAAGATTCCGCATTGGCCATCTGCTTACGGGTGATCTCAATGTCATAATTGAGCATCTCCGCGGTGTAGCTGTTTTTGGCCAGCGTGATCTCTTTCTCTTTGGCGACGGTGAGTTCGGCGATCAGTTTCTCATTGTTTTCCGCCATCCGCAGCCGCTCTTTGTAGTAGTTTTCGATGTCATCCAGCTGCACCGCCAGCTCATCGGCGAAGCGCAGACGCCCTTCCTTGAATGCGCCGTTGACGGCCTCGTCAATCTCAGCCGCGGACTTCTTATAAGACTTTTCGGCCAGGTCGACAAGGTTTTCGAAGTAGGTCGTTTCTTCCTTCGAGAGGGTAGCGTTTTTGCCATAGGCCTCTCGTTTGGCCTTCAGCATATCCTCCTCCTGCTGTTTGATGGCAGCCAGTTCCTTCTTCTTATTCAGTTCGGCCTGCTGGCGCTGCTTGTAGTAGCTGTCATTCAGCAGGTCGATTTGCTTTTGGGCAAATTCGAGTTGGTTCTTCTCCCATTCCCGCTGGTAGGCCTTTTGTCGATTGAGCCGTTCCTCTAATGCCTTCGCGGCATCCTCGCCTCCGCCGCCGGCTGTTTTGCGCAGGATGGAGCCTTCCTGTCGATTGATGAAGCGCAGTTGTTGTTGTTCCTCCGCATTCAGGCGGATCAGTGCGGCCTCCAAGCGGTTTTCTTCGTCATAGTCCGCTTGGCTGTTTGTCGTCAGGGCGTCCGTCTCTTTCTTAATGCGTAGTTCCTCTTTGAGAAACATCCGCTTTTGATCGTATTGCTCTTTGATGACGGCCTTGTACTCTTTGGCCAGCTGCAAACGCTCTTTGTCGCCGGCGGTGTACATGCGCGAGCGCAGCTCTTCGGCCTTTACGTCGAGCTCGGCTTCCCGCTTTTGCCAGTTGCTGCGATCGCGCGACAGCTTTTCTCCGGCCACACTCAGCTCAGACGTCTTTTTGGCTGCATCGTGCACAGCCGCGGCATATGCTTTCATGCGCTCACGGGCGTGATCTACACCCGTAGCGACTTTTAACGACGCCTCAGTGAGCTCGTCGAAACCTTCTTGGAAACCCGAGGAAATGATTTTGCCCAGCGCCTTGAACATCTCGCCCACGCCTTGCAGGCGATTGACAATACTCTTTTTGATCTCATCCCAAAGCGCTCTTACTGCTGCTTTGGGGTCATTGAAGGCCTTATAAATGGCCTCACCGACCTGCAAAACAATCTCTTTGAGCTGCCCGAGCACGCCGGACACATAGCCCGAGACACGGGCAAACTCCATCTGCCCCTCAGCCGACGAGTTGAACCATGAAAACAGCGCCTGCAAGGCGGCCACGATAGCCGTCAGCACCACCCCCACCGGGGTAGCGATAAAGGTCTTGGCTGCTTGGATGAGTTTGACGAACCCCGAATCGGCGGCTTTGAGCGGGCCGGGCAGCATGCCGATAGCGTCGGCCTGCGAGAGGATGCCCCGCGCCGAGAGGCTGCTACCCTCAGCCATCTTTCCCAATGCTTTGGACGCCTCCGTTTCCATCTTTTCGATCTTCTTCGTCACGTCGTCCACATCGTTACCCAGATTGCCCCGGAACTCAAATGTTACGTATATCGTTTTTTCGTCGGCCACGGCCTTTTCTCGTTAGTTGTTGGTGGGTTATGGGGGCGGAGGCTGTTCCGCCGTTTTAAGCCAGATTAAAAAACTTCTTGGCTTCAGCTTCGGAGGTGATTTCGCCCTCGTCAGCCGGTTTCTTCTTTCCGTATTTGGGTTGGTCATTGATGGCCGCCAGTACAACGCACCACGGCACTTTATACATCAGTTCGCGCCACGTCCAAACGCCTTGCGAGGCGATCTGGAACAGTGCGCCGAAAGGGCTATGGGGGCCTTCGTCCCTTAACTCCCCGTCGCTTCCCGGCTCAGATTCGGAGTCGTCACCTGTAGATGAGCAATCGATCTGATAATAGTCGTAAAATGGCCCGCGCCACTTAGCAGGACGATCACTTTGGCCAGTTCGGCCATCGTTTGGGCATCCATCCGTCGGCGTAGGTAGGCCGCCACGGCGCGGTGAAACAGCGCACTCATCAGCCCCGAACGGATCAGCCCGAGGGCGATCAGCCGACTGGCACGGACGCCGTTTTTGGCCGCTGAGGTGAGCACCGCGGCGGCTTCGCTTGTTTCGAGCGTTTCGAGGTCGACGTGCATACGGACATACATCCGACTAATGCGCAGCAGCTGGGCATAGACGGGGCGCCGAAAGCGCATCGGGAACACCTTTATCCCCAACATGCGCAGTGGGCGGGGCGCCGGCACCTTAACCAGCAGCCCCGTATCCAACAGCGCGTCGGCCACATCGATCTCGACCGCCCGCTTGTTTTCCGTCTCTTCCATTATGTCCAGCTGAATGGCTCGTAGGTGCCACTATCGTCCCCATCGGGATTCATGCAGCGCGCCGTAACTTCGATCTGCGCGATCTCCGTACGGGTCAGGTTCCACTGGAAGCGGGCGAGGATCTTTGCGCGGGGAATGTCGAAACCCACCTTGTAAGGCGTAAGCACACGAAGCGCCTTTTCCACTTCCACGTAATCCTTCGGAGGGATGAACTTTTTCACGTTATGCTCCGTGCCAGACAGATCCTTGATTTTGCCATCTACCTCTTTGCCACCAAACAGGGTTTGCAGCACTGCGTTATCCCATTCGAGAATGTTAAACGTGAGGTTCTTCAATCCCTTTTCCGAGATCACGGATTCCACCGGGGCATCCGGCTCTTCTTCGCAAAAGAACTCTTGTGTCTGATCCTGTTCGGTGGTAAAAGTGGCCGTGCCCTTCAGGGTGCGGGCCAGCTGCTTCATCTCTTCCGGCATCTTAGCGCCGCCGTCTGTCACGTCGCCGAACAGGATGGCGCTCAGTCCGACAGATCGGGTTTTCTTTCCTAATGCCATGTTCTTTCTTTAATTGTTAATGGTTGTTGGTTGTAATAATTAGGGGATACCCCCGCGGCCTCTGATGTAGAGCCGCACGATGAGCCACGCGGCCATGCCGAGCACGAGGGCCAGGAAGGCGTATCCGCCGCCCATCAGCGCCCGGTGATACCACCGGAAGGGACGCTCCACGGTGACATACTCCGTACGTACACGGTCGGTCAGCTCGCGGATCGTGCGGTCGCGCAGGGCAATCACCCGGCGGAGGCTGTCTTCGTGGCAGTGCACATCGAGCAGGGCACCGCGATAGCCCGTATCGGTCAGGACGTCCGTCAGCGTCACGTTCGGCACGATGCGCGCGCCGGGCACGGCGATCAGCCGCGAGAGCGCCACCCTGCCCGACTGACATTCCAGATAGGCGCGGATCAGGGCCGAATCGGGTTCGATGACCACAAGCGTATCGCGCACCGTCTCGACGACTTCCCTTTGCGTCATCTCTCGCTCCGTGTACGGCATGCGCAACAGGCGGCAGCCAGTCGCCGCAAAGAGTGTGAGGGTAGCCACCGCCGTAAGCCGTAGGCGCCGAAAGAAGGCGCGCGCACGGCCGGGAGAGAGGTCGGCCAGTGCGCGCAGCCTCGGAACGAACAAAAAAGTGAGGGGAAACACCTTGGCAGGGTTACTTATTCGTTTTTGCGGGGTCGGCCTTTTGGGCCTTTGCCTCTGTGGATGGTTCCGCCTTTGTGGCCTCGGAAGGTTCCACCGTCTCGGGCGCCTTCGCGGCCTCGGAGGCTTCCACCGCCGTAGATTCTTCCGGCTTTGGCGCCGCTTCCGCGGGGTTCACCCACGGGGCCGCGCCACCCAGACGGACGTACCTGTCCGCGCCGCCGGTGTACATCATCACCGTATCCCCGGGGTAGCACGGAATGCCCGAAACGGTCACCGGTTTATCGGTCTCGTTTTCCACGATCAGCACGGAGGCCGGCTGAATACCCTGCGGGAAGGCGCGCAGCTCGGTCAGGTCATTGGCAGTCACCGGTACGATGCAAGGATTGCAATCGTGACCGATGATGCCGTCCGCCGTAGGCCGGCGCAGCGCCGCGGCCGGGAAAGGTACCATGACCACATCCGGCCCGTCTAAACTGTCCGGGGCAACGAACGTGTACCGCCGCCCCGTGGTCTCATTTCTGTACATCGCCACTTCTACGCTTATTTAGCAGAAAGCAGTGCGCCGATGTATTTGCCCGTGATCGGCAGCGCCATGCCGCGCATGTTGAAGCCGATGATGTCGCCGCGGTGTTGCGGGTCTTTGAGCGCGGAATACATGTCAAAATCACCCTGACAGCGACCCACGGAATCCTCGTGGTAGGCCAGTGAGGCAGGCACATCGTCCGTGGTGGCCGCTGCGCCCCACGCCTTCTTCTCGTGCGTCGTGTTCAGATAACCCGGGGTCAGCGAGCAACGTACGACGCGGAACGAAAACAGGCGATTCTCATTCCAGATGTTTTTGTACGCTTTGAGGTCTTGCAGCATCAAGTCCGAGGCATGCACGTGGTTCAACGCCAAAATGCGCTCATCCTCGGGTACCTCCAGCTCGTTGAATCGAAGCTCCATTTCGAGGATGTCCTCGAAGGTCAGCATCTTATATCCCCGCTTGTTGGCAGCCGTCCCGCTGGCGATCGTGACGGGGGTCGTCGGGGTGTCTTTCTGCGGCGCCCAATTGAAGGCAGCCAGCGTGGTAAACTGCTTCAGCAGCGCCTTCTTGTGCCCCTCGATGACACTTTGACGTTTCTCCGATGATTCTTCTACCTCGATGGCATCGCGGTAAACCGTGTTTTCCGTGTCGAAGCGATGCAAGGGCAGCTGGTGGGGCACATCCGTGCGGGTGACTACCGGAATCGGCCACACGGTATTATCCATGTAAACCTTCGGATCGACGCCGGCCTCTTGCAGATTCAGTGCGTTGTTATCCACCCACGCGTCGAGGTTTTTGCAGTAGGACAACAGGGCGTTGCTCGGATAAAACTTTTCAATGATTTCCGGAATCCAGATCTCTTTATTCAATCCCATTTCTATACTGTTTAATTGTTATTGCAATGCTGTTTCAGGACGGATCATGGCCGTAGGCTTCACGGAATTTCTGCACATAGAGCTCGTGATCCTTTTTCAGCTCTTTCAGTCTGTCGGCCTTCAGAATGTCGGCAAATGACATGTCAGCCAGTTGCACCATGTTGGCGGCCGTTCCTGCGGATGTGACTTGTGCGGCGATGCTCGGACGCTTGGGGATGGATGCCAGCCGGACGGAAGCCTGCGCAAAGTCCATCTCAAAGTCTTTCAGCCATGCCTCGCGGCCGTCTGCATTGATACGGGCTTCGCGGATGGCACCATCCACCAATCGCACGGCCTCGGCCTGTTCCGCCTCTTTCTTCGCCTTATTGATCGACTCGAGCCGCTCAGTCAGTTGTTTGTTTTCATCTCGGAGACGGACGGTCTCCGTTTGCAGCTCGTCGCGGTTGCGGATGATAGCCTCGACCGCCTCCGTTACAGCCGCTTCACCAGCGGCATCATTGAGTTTCAAAAGTTCCTTCAGTGTCATATATGTATCATTTGAAATTGCGGTCTTGGGGCTCTCAGCAAATAGGCGGATCACCTGCGCACGGTCATTGAGGTCTACCCGCGTACCCGTGGCACGGTCATAGAGCGCCAGCGCATTGTGATTGGCTCCAATGGGGCAAATCGACGCTTCGCGCGCTGTCCAACGCACAATGGTCGGCCCGGTCTGTCCCGGCATGCGATACACCGGATCCTCCGATGCTTCGTCCACCCACGCAGAAATAGAGGCCATGCGCAGAAAGTCACGTTCCACTTTCCCGGCTACCTCTTTGGCGCGGGCATCCGTTTCATCGAATACGGCATCGGCCAGAATCTGTGTCCCTTCGATGCGGATATTCTCCCACCGGCCGATGGGCAGCTCCCAGTCGTTATGATTGAGCAGCAGCACCGGGTTACGGCGGAACTCATCCAAGTTCGCCCCCGCGGTCAGCATACGGATCCCATACGTGTTCACCGTCTCATCGTGTAATATGAAAGTCTTTACAGCCATTGTGATCTTGTTGTCGACTGCAAAAGTGTCAGGCCCTCAAAATCTCCGCAAATCAGCATGTAAAAACCTGATAGATTCGGCGGTTTTTCCGATGAAATCAGCGGTTTTTTGCACAACTCTTTTCGGGCAAACGCCCTCTGACTGTAATTTTGTCAGGTATAATTGCTAATGTAACAGGTAGAGTAAGATGGATAAACAACCCCCCAAAGGCGGAACGAAGGCCGCCCGCCAGCAGCAGCGTGAACTGGCACGGCTCAAATTCTTTTATCAGCATTGGACGTTCAAGGAAATTTCCGGGTGGCTCGGCGTGTCTGAAAACACCATTGGGAAATGGGCAAAGGATGACGGGTGGAAAGATGAAAAGCGATCCCTCACCCAAAGCCGCGAACAGGCCCTACTGGCCGCGTATAAGCAGCTGGGCGAGATCGATGCCAACATCGCCGGGCGCCCCGAGGGCGAGCGATTTGCTACCAAAGATGAGCGCCTCGCCCGCCGCGACCTGCGCCGCGACATTATGGAAATGGAAGCCGGTAGCGGCGTCCGCGATGTGATCAATGTATCGCAGGCCTTACTGAATTGGCTGCGCGCCTTCGATCCCACAAAGGCCATCGAAGTCAGTGCCCTATTCGATCAATACATTAAAGAGATGCTCCGATGAAGCTGACGGACAAACAGGCTTTACAGGAATGGGAGCAATACCTGCAATCCATCCGCGAAGAAACGGCCATCGATCGCGCCATGCCCGTGGCCGAACGCGAAAAGCGCCGCCAATGGCTCGAGGCGCATCCCCTCGAATGGATCAAAGAGCTGTTTCCACGGTTCGCCAAATATGACTTTGCAGGCTTCCAAAAGAAGGCTATTGCCCGCATCATTCGGCAAGCCACGGAGGGTAACTGGTACGAGGTGCTCTCATGGGCGCGTGAGCTGTCAAAAAGTACCACGGTGATGTTCGTTGTGATGTATTTAGCGCTCACCGGCCGCAAGCGGAACATCCTTTTGACTTCCAACAGTAGCGACAATGCCGAGCGCCTGCTGCGCGTCTACCGGGCGCAGCTCGAGGCCAACAAACGAATCGCCTTCTATTACGGCAATCAGCGGGGCACAAAGTGGACGGAGGAACATTTTATCACCGCCCGAGGCGTTTCCTTCTTTGCCGTGGGTGCCCGCCAGTCGCCCCGCGGTTTTAAGCTCGACGAGGTGCGCCCAGACGTCATCCTGCCCGACGATTTCGACACGGATGAAGAATGCCGCAATCCTGAAATCATCGCCGACAAATGGAACTGGTTCGAGCAAGCCCTCTACTTTACACGCTCATTCAGCGAGCCCCTGTTGGTTATTTGGTGCGGCAACATCATCGCCCGCGATTGCTGTATTGCCCGAGCCGGTGCGCGTGCCCGTGAGCTGGCCGGGCGGAATAAGCCGTTGGGGAATTGGGACATCATCAATATCCGAATGGTAGACATCCGCCGACCCGATCCCAAGCGGGACTTTGCTGAGGGCGTTTCGGTCTGGCCGGAAAAGAATACAGAGGCGATGATCGATGAAGTACTCGCTCAGGTGTCGGCCGCCTCGGTGCAAAAGGAATGCTTCAACAACCCGGTGGTTGAAGGGACGTACTTCAAAGAGATCACATGGGGCGCCGTGCCCCCGCTTAATAAGTTTCCTTTCCTCATTAGTTATGGCGACCCGGCGCCCTCCAATCGTACGACGCACCGCAAGGGCGTGAAAGCGCTCGGATCGTTTAAGTCGAACGTGCTTTTGGGCATTTTGGATGGCCGCCTATACGTCATTACGGCCTTCCTCGACCACGTCACCAATGATGAGTTCGTCAATTGGTACTACTACCAAAAGGATTACGTCCGCGACCGTACGACGATCTACAACTACATCGAGAATAATAAGCTACAGGATCCCTTCTACGAACAGGTTTTCAAGCCGCTTTTCCTGCAAAAGGCCGTCGAACGGAAATTCATCATCTCTATCGCACCCGACGAGCGAGCCAAACCGGATAAGTTCGCCCGAATTGAAGGCAACCTCGAGCCGCTCAATCGGGCGGGCAACCTGATTTTCAACATTGCCGAAAAAGAGAATCCCCACATGCAGCGACTCGAGGAACAGTTTAAGCTCTTCGATGATGGACTCCCCGCCCCGGCCGACGGCCCAGACGCAGTGGAAGGGGGTTACTTCGTAGCTCAGCGTAAGGTTGTCGCTATCACCCCCACGGCGTGGTCGATCGGCACGCGGCCGGTGAATAAGAAAAGGTATTGAAAGCGTTTTTTTACCCCTCCCAGTTCCACGAGGGGTAGGCACGTCGGAGGGCGGCGGCTGTTTCGCGGCGGGTATGTAGGTCGGACAGGTAGTGGCTGACCCCACGCAGCACGTCCATAATAGACCGTTCGTCTACGAAAAACTCATGCTCGGACAGAATATGCATCACATCATCGAAGCGGCGACGGCGTACCTCTGTCCAATAGTAGAAACGCGCTGCCAGCAACCGGCGGCGCGCCTCACGACGCTCCGCCCGTGTCAAACACATGGAAGGATTTCCCTCCGTCTCTTTCGTCTGGTTCTGTTCCTCTTTCGTCTGGTTCTGTCCGGTCGTCATTGATTGCTTGTCCTTGCTTTTGCAAAGGAAGCAAAAGCGGAGGGAAAGGGCGACGATTTGGCAGGTGAAAAGATAGACACAATGTCACCCGCCTATATACAGCAAAGGCGGCCTATCCATCCCGGACTCCGGCCGCCCCTATCAAAAGAAATTTATAACATCTTACTCTTATACCTTGTCTGCTTCTTTCCTGACGTCAGGAAAATGCTCCCCCCGCTCTATCTCTACGATCCCCCGTATAATCTCATAAGCCACTTGCGGGACAATCGCGTTGCCGGCCGCTCTTAGGGCTTCTTCGTTGAATCGTTTATCGGCGCGGTGGGGCGCCTGCGGGCGCCGGCGAAGTCTGCCGGGTACCAGTGTCTCTACCCTTGAGACAAAAGACTCCCGCGGGATTCATGTACCCAGCCAAACTTCGCCGGCGTCCGCAGACGCCTTGTTGTTCACATTCAGCCCCGCGGCCTCGAGGCTTGCTCGTGGCGTTGGAAGCAGGCGCGGAGGCAGGGTTATCGTGTGCCCTCCAATGTTCACCGTCCGCGGCGGCATCGGAGGCGAGGAACCACACTCGGTCGCGCCTGTGGGGTGCCCCGACGGCACAAGCCGGAATAACCACCGGCCGGATGGTATATCCGATGGCTTCAAAGTCTTTGCAGATCCGGTGGACGGTGTATTGCCCGCATTTCGTTTGAAGCTCGTTACCCGCTCCGAACAGATCGGGCTCGCTTTCCAGCGTAGCGACGTGAGCGGGTTGTACCACCCTGAAAGGATGCCAGCAACGTTTTCACCAATAACCCAGCGCGGTCGGACGTCACCAATAATGCGCAGCATTTCTGGCCAGAGGTAACGGTCATCCGCCGCTCCGCGACGCTTCCCTGTTGAACTGAATGGCTGACAGGGGAAGCCCCCGGTGAGTATCGTACGGCGGCCGTAGTCGGTGCCGAATCGTGGAATAAGTCTTTCATCGATGATCGTTTTTGTCAGTGTACGAATGTCTTTATGATGATAGGCGGCAGGGAAGAGGGAGGCCAGCACGTCGGAACCGAATGCGCCGATCTCACACGATACGACCGTCTCGATGCCACACCATGCGGCTGCCATGCCAAACCCGCCGATGCCATCGAACAGACCGATATGAATCATCCCCGCCGCCATCCTGTTTTACTTCTCGCTGACCGTTTCCGATGTGTTATTCCCAGCGGCATGCGTTCGGCAAACTTCGCAGGCATATACCCGGCAAGGTTTACTGGTGGCCTTGAGATCCTCCCGGCCAAACTTCGCCGGCGTCCGAAGACGCCCCCGGTAGGCCTCTTCCTGGCGGCGGATCCACGCGGCAATATCTTTCCACGGGAGCATCCCGCCTACGTTCTTATCGTCCACGTAGCAATGCGCATACACCTTGCGCGCGTCGCTACCATAGGTCACCACCTGATCCGGCTGATGGTCATTGATGCGATCGAAGCCGATGCCCTTTTCAAGCAGCCAGTTCACCATCTCCGTTTGCTGGCGCCCTTCGCGGCATGTCCAGATAATGATATAGTGCCCTTCGGCGCGCAGAGCGTTGATCGCCTCACGCGCCCCAGGCATCGCCTCACCGATCCTCGGCCACTGGCCGTCGTGGATCGTTCCGTCAAAGTCTACTGCGATGATCATACGTCCGTCATGCTTAAGGGGACAGCCACCCAGGCGCCCGACTCGTCACGTACCGCCGCGCGGATGTAGTCTTTCGAGGGCGTGGGTTGGTAGCTCTCTTGGATGATGCGCACGCCCTCTATAAAGCGTTCGTCGCCCGTTTCCTCAGCCATCTTTTGCAACTGTAGCACGCGGGAGGCCTTCAGATTGCCCGCCTCGTCGCGCGACAGCAGCCGCAGGATGGCCTTGACCAGCGCGCGGCTGGCATCGTCGCGGGCCTGCGATTCGATGTACGTTTTGACCATCGCGATACCCTCGTTCACCGTGTCGCGGTAATTGTCGAGCATGTAGTGCCCGATGGTGATGCGCATCGTGCCCTCGGAGTTGGTGAACGTGTGCGACTGCTGATCGTCTTTCACGCCGAACAGCTCCGCCTTCATCTCTAATGCCCCGCGGAAGGCCTCCGCTGCGGCCGTCTTTTTCTGGGCGATAGCCTCGCTGATATTCGTCAGCTCGGGCATTACGGCCGCGATCGTCTCATCCACCAATTCCGTGTAGGCTTCGCGATCGGACTTCCGTTTGGCCTCCGCCGCTTTCCTGGCCATCATCACTTTGAAGGCCTCATACTCTTGGCGCTCCTGCGCCGTCATTTCTACTGTTTCCATATTGATTCAGTTTGTTGGAATTTCTTTCCGTCCGTCGGGGAACATCACATAGAGGAAGCCCCCGCCGCCCTGAGGTGTGTCCGCCATTCGGCCGATCTTTTCAATGTCTTTTACACGCTGCATAAAGGCGTTGTAAAGGCTGCGTAAACGATCCAGCGGGATGCGGTTGAAGTTTGTCGCCCCGGCCGCCCGACAGGCAATGGCCTTTACCCGATTTACATCCGCCTCATAGTCCATTGCTTGGCAGTAGCCGAACACGGCGGCCATCACCCGTTTGCGCCAGCGGTCAGCCTCGGACGCCCGCGGGGTCATCGCCACGGCCAGTTTACTACACACGTCGGCCAGCCCCGCGCAATCCATTTCCGAGGAATGCTCTACGCCATACGAGGCGAGGATCTCGCGCTTACCGTCCTCATCGATCCGCGCCCTGTTTAGCAGCATGTGGAAGCGCTTCAGCAGTTGCCGCTTCCGGTGATCGTTGTCTATTGTTTTCATCATTTCTTACTTCTAACTACTTCTGACTACTTCTAACTACCCGGGCGAAGCCCGTAACTACCGGGCGGCCTTGCCCGCCCCTACTTCCTTTTCTCGCCCCCAGTATTCGTCCGCGCCTTTGTCCCAGATCACCACCGGGCGACCGCCGCCGTAACGGCTCGTGGGGAAGGCTTTGAACCCTTCGATGCGGAAGGCCACGTTGGCATCGCGTAGGATGCGCAGGGCCGTGGGCGTCGAGGGGCGACGGCCGTCCACGTGACTGATGTAGACGAACAGCTTCGTAGGGAAGCGACGCTTGAGGTCTTTGTATTCCGAAAACTTCAGATCCATGAATTGCACGGAATCGATAAAGACGATGTCCGCACTGCGTTGCCGCCGCAGCCTTTCGCAAAGCTCGTCCTTGCTTTCGCGGTCGAGTAACATCCAGCGGGCGCCCGCCTCGAGCAAGCCGGCGCGGTCGACAGCCATTTGGATCGTTCGCGAATTACCCTCCTCGACGCTGTTGTAAGCCACCCGACCGAACCCAGAGAGGTATTTGGATAGCATCATCGCGAAGGTCGTTTTGCCGTTTTTCGTATCCCCGTAAATGATCCAGCTGCCCGTCAGCTGGGGATCACCCACCGCATCGCGCCACACGCCATCAAACCCGAGCGTGTTGAACTTCGTGGCCAACACATTGCGCGCTGTCAGTCCCTTCTTCATCGTCGTTATGCCCTTTTTGACAGTTCGATGTTTATGCGTCGGAGGGATGGCGTATTGTCTTCGCCCATCAGGCGGTGAATCAGGCGGTTCACATCCGTATCGGCCCCGGCGTTGGCTTTGATGATCATCGCCGCCGTCAGTTGCAAGAAGCGTTCGGCCTCTTCGCGGGCCGTGGGCACGACCTTGCCGTAGCGCTTGCCAAAGCGGCCGAAGATTTCGGCGTAGCCCACCTTCTTGTTGTCGATGGCCCGGCGGATCTTTTCGCTGAGGCCATCCGCGCCCATCATGTAATACCCGCAGCAGTGCTCCGTGGCGTTCCATAGGGCTTTGATCTCGAGGAAAGCCTCATAGCTGAGGTCGCCCGCTTCATCGAGGATGACCAGCGGCCGATCGAGCGTTTTGAGGTAGAACACGAGGTCGTTGTAGACGTCCGCCAGCCGCCCCGTGCTACCCACGCCAAACTCTCGGGCGATGCCCCGCAGCAGCTTTTGCCGCGTTTTGACCTGCGAGCAATCCACGTAGACGGCATTGCGGTGCGTTTTGACATATTGCCGGGCGGTGTAGGTCTTTCCGATGTCGGTCAGGTCGCAGAGCATGGCCGAGAGGCCGTTCTGCTGGCACATTTCGAGCTGCGCCGTGATGTATTTGAAGACGGGCGTTTCGGCCGTCTGCCATGCCGGCGCATCGGTCAAGCCGACGCCCAAGCGGCGGGCGATGCTGATCCACTTTTCGTCGGCCAGCACCCCGACCGTCTCACCCCGCTTGATGCGGCTGTATTGCGCGCTGCCTATGCCAAGCGTGGCGGCAAAGCGGGCGTCCGAGCCGTCGAAATTGGCCCGACGCGCCGCCAGCGCGGCCCGGATTTTCTCTTTGTATTCGTTCGTGAGGCTCATATATTCGCGTGTTTTTAACGTTCTTCTTACTTGCTTATGACTGAATATTATTTGCTTGAATGCATGATCCCTGACGAGCTGCCCGACAAGCAGTTCGTCGAGAGTACCAAAGCTCTTTTGTCGTTTTCCCGGCTGATGAAATGCCCTTGCCGGCAGGTGCAAGGGGAAAACTATTGGTTAGTTGAATTGCCGGCTGACCCATATGCTTTCTGCGAGGCGATAAATGCGTTTGAGGCGTTTTGCCCACTTTATCAGATTGCTCATTCTCTACAATGCTATCCTGTCGAAACATGTCCTATTCGTGTTAAGTAGTTTCTATTTTGTTGGTTCATAATTGATCGATCGCGCGGGCGGCCCAATCTTCCATCGAGGCCGTGAGCTCGTCTTCCTCGTAGCCGATCGGCTGGCGGGTCTCGACGATTTTGACCGGCGCCGCGGCCACAGCCTCAGCCGTCTCCCTGTCTACCCGACCCACCTGGGGAATCTCTTCGCGTCGCTCGCGGATCATCCGGTCGAATCGCGCCGCCCGCTTGTGTTGCACGAGCATCCGCGCCTCGTCTTCCTCAGTGCGTTCCGCGGCGCATTCGTTGTATGCCATTGCTGCCCGAGCTGTCGCCTGACCGATGTAGACATCGCCCTGATAGAGGTAGACGCACGGCACCGAACCATCCTCGAGGGGCAGCCAGTAGGCCGTGACGCGCCGATCGTTCGGCTGAAGGCGGCTGAGCATATCAAAGTCCGCAAGGGCAAACTCGGCACCCGCTACCCGCACGTAGTCGTTGTTGCGGATGGTCGTTTCCGTCACGTTGCCGATGTGTTTATACAGCCTTTCCGGCGCGATTGGCCGGAGGCCTGGGTTGGCGTGCTTCAAAAGCACCTCGCGGCGGGTCAGCCCGGGGAACTCTTTCTGCCGTGGATGCAAGGCGTTATTATGCAACTCAATGTCTGCCAGATCGTCGGCAATGATCGTTTGCGGTTGAAAGGTGGGGTCGATGAAATCGCCGTGCACCTTGTTGCGCACGCTTTTGAAGGCCTCCGCCTTGCCGTACCAACGGCCGCGCATGTGCCCTTGCTTCTTCGATGTACCCCATTTGAGCGACCGGATGTTGTGCTCGGCCCGTTTCTCGGTGGGCGACGAACAGAATCGGACGAATTGGAAGGCCTCAGGCAGCCAGTCGATGTTTTGCATCAGGTGATGCTCCACTTCCAGCTCGGCCGGCATGGGCAAACCCAGCTCCGTGAGCTCGCAAAAGACGTTGCGGAAGGCCTCCATCACGGTGTCTAACGTCGGCGTGCCCACAGTGTAGGCCGGCCGAAACCAGTAGCCCGAGACGACGTCCACGCAGAGGTATTTGGCCACCCAGCCGCGGGTGCTTTTTCGGGACAGGACGGCGTCGTCCATCGAGATTTTGGAGAGGGCAAACCTGCCATTGTGTCGCACATGCTTCGGGCGCTGCGAGTTGGCGTAGTCGAACTGCCCATTGCGGTCGGCGTAGACGGCCGTCTCATTAAGCACATTTTTCAGGTACCGCCGAATGGTCGAGCAGCTCACTTCTTGCGGGCGGCCTTTGTAACGGTAATCCTCGGGGCGGAACACTTCGCCCGTCGCCCGGTCAAACAATTCCGTATCGCCCGCTGCGAACTCCAAATACAGTTCGTGCACGCGGGCTGCAAACGGCTTGTCGTTCGTTCGCCAAAGCGCCACGATCAGGTTTTCAGCCCGGCGGGACACCTTCCGCGCCGCATCGTTGCCCATGTTGCGGGGCAGCAGCGAGGCGTACCCCTCAGCCATGTAGGCGCGGAAGGCGCGCTCGAGGCTGCGTGCGTTGGTGTACTCGGGTACGGCCACGCCGTACGTTTCGGCCGACCGCCGGCATTCCTCCGTGTGCCACTGGAGCATCGTCTGCCAGTAAGCCCCTTTCTTGAGCTTCGACCCACTGGCCGCGCGGCGCTCCGTCTGTCGGCGCAGCCCGTCGCCGAGGGCGTTGAAGATTGAGGCCTTGGCCGTGAGCTGCCGGACAGTCTCTTCCGAGAGGCGTGCCCCGTCTGCTTTTTCGTAAGCAGCGAAGAAGGCTTCCGCCTCCCGATCCATGTCCACGGTGTAGAGCGCCTGGTGTTCCTCGCGCGGCACGCGCCCCATCACCCGTTCGATCACCCGCAGCCGGTCGGCCCGGCGGATCGACCGCGCGTCGATCACCGTCTCGCCACCTTTGCGTTGGCTGATGATGGATACATCGCCGTTTTGTCTGTCATAACAAAACTGCCGATAAGTTAGCCCCGACTGGCACCAGTCATTCACCGTCAGGGCGGGCACACCATCTATATATGCGTAAGCGGGCATCGTTCTTTTTGTCTCCTTTCAATGTCCGGTTCGGGGGAGTCGAACCCCCGCGGCCACTTTCGGCCGTCAAAACCCTGAACCGGCGCCCCCTTAGGGATCAGGCACCCCCTTGGGGACTCACGTCAAACAGTTCTAAGAAATAAGCATCTATGTCGAGCAAAAAAGTATTCTTCTAATCCTCGCCCAAGTGGTCGGCTATGCGTTTCATTCGTTCCCGGTCGAGCCACCAAATCAGCCCCACCATAACACCTGCAACCAGATACAGGGCAATGTCTGTCATCGTCTCCGATCCTTCCGTCGGGGTGCACGAGAGCAACACCCCGAGGCACCCGAACCGGAGCCACATCCCCACCGTCGTCATTCTGAGCGCGCCCCAAAACATGCGTAGCATAGCCCTACGCCCTCCCTTGGATATATCGTTCCACCCGGTCGGCCGTCAGTCTAACCGACTGCCCCTCGTCCGAGTCGAACAAGTAGACATCCAGCTCCCGGTATCGGTATCGCAGCATTTCGCGCCGCCCCCGGCCCGTGTACCAATAGCACGCGCCAGGCCTCAATTCTCTTGCCTTCATATACAATTCCGATCGATTGTTGTATGTTCGTCATAGGATTCCGACACCCTGTCCTTCACCGTATCCGGCCCAAACACGAACCGATATTTCCATCCTCTGGTGTGAAATACATAGCGCCCATCGTAGGTTTGATCCGTGAACGTCACTACCATGTCCTTCCCCTTCTTCGTCCGGTAGACATATGGCATTCCGATGACCAATTCACTTGTTTTCATCGCTCAGCTTGATTTTCTCGATTTCACTCATCAAAAGCACCTTCAGCGCCACTCCGATCCGCGGATCGTTCCACATCAGCCGGCACAGCTCTACCAGCATGTAGCCCCGGCCATACACCGCCAGCGTAGCCTCTGCCTCCGCTGCCTCGTCCATCAGATCCATCGTAACCAACACCGCCGCACGATCTTCGGCTTTCTCCTTGACCAACTTCCGCAGCTCATTTCCCATCTCATCAGCCCGCAGAATCAGCGCGCTCTCCACCTCCGAGGCCTCCACCTGCCTCACATCCTTATCCGTATTCATTTCGTTTTTACTTTTCGCTTTTCAGCTGTTAATGATCAATTCTATCGCATCGCTCAGCGCGTCGATACGCGCCTGCGCACGCAGCAGCTCCACATACAGCGGGTGCGCCGCCTGGACGATCGCTTCGTCCATCAGTTCCTCTTCCAATCGTTCCGCGTCCGCCCGCGCCAGCTCCAACTGCTGGCCCAGCTCGCCGATTACGGATTCATACTTCGTTTCCATCACTCGTAACTTGTAACTCGTAACTTGTAACTCGTAACTCGTAACTTGTGACTCGTAACCTCAGCTCAGCTGCTCAATGACGGACGTCATCCGCGCCTCCGACAGCGGATTCACATACTCCCGACAGTTCTTCAGCGCCCGCTCCTGCAAAGCCAGCATCACGCTCCCGGCATGCCCACCGGCCTGCCCAGCCACTACCCGCTGCACGAACCACACCGGGTAACCAGTCGAGCGCGCCACCTGTATGTAGTCCCGCCGCGACAGGTAGCGCCTCATCCGCCCCATCATCACCCGTTCCAGCTCCTCTCGTTGCTCGTCGGTCAGCTGTGCCCCCGGCGCCACGTAGTAGCCATATTTCCGAAGGCTCGGCAGCACCTCACCCGTCACCCATTTCCGGAACGCCCGTGCTTGTGGCTTCCTGCTTTGAAAGATCAGCGCATACATTCCGGACTCGTTGACGAACGTCAGCTCCTGTTTTCCACCAAGGGTGTCGGTATTAGCTACCCCCTTTTCATCGTCGTCCAATCCTTGGACGGCATCTCTACTGTTCTTAATACCCAGTACCTCGCACAGATCTTTGGCCGCAAACCACGGCTCATCCTTAATCATCTGCATCCGTATGGATGTCCCTTCTTTCCATTGTAAAATACTCGTTTCCATTCTTCTTACTCCTTCATTTTAATACAGTTACTTGTTCCTTTCCTTTCTCTTTCAGACCCATATCCAGCGCCCGTTTCCGGATGCGCTTGACCAAGTCACTGCGAAACTCACCGTTCAAAGCCATGTTCACCATCCGGGTAGTCACCCCGAACGCCTCAGCCAAAGCCTTTACTGATGCCGAATCCCGCAGGATCTTTCTCATTTCATTGTTCGTACTCATATATCTTATCTTTAGCGCGCCTTCCTATCGGGAAAGCGCTGCAAATGTATATCAATAGTTCTACATCGACCAAATAAAATATGGCAGAAATGATAGATTTCTTTGGCCGCCTTGATATGTTTATGAGATACAGGGGGTTAAATGACAACAAAATCTCGCTCACAGCTGGAATATCGAATGGGCTTATCGGGAAAGGGAGGAAAAGAGGTGGGATCTCACAAGAAAACATATCAAAATTGATACACGCCTATCCTGAGCTTGATGCGAATTGGCTTTTGACGGGTCAGGGGTCTATGCTGCGCGAGCAATCGGCGCCGGAAGTGGCTCCCCCACCATCGGAGCCGGCCTTCCCCGGCTTTATCGAGAAAATACAGGAACTGTCTGTCAAAGTCGGCCGCTTAGAAGCTGAAAATGAGCACTTGCGCGCCACCATCGAGGCCAAACAAAGAGAGATCGAAGCCAAACAAAGGGAGATCGAAGCCCAGCGAAGGGAGATTGAGGCCAGACAAAAAGAGATTGAGGATAAGGAACGACAGATCAAGCTGATGCGCATTGATCACCTGAAAAAAGAGGAACCCGATATTCATACTCAATATCTCGAACCTGCCCACGCACCTCTACCCCCCGAAAACCCCGTAGAATCCGCCGAACTGTTAAAATCTCAGCCCCAAGAAGCCCTCTTTACCCCCTGAAAACGGCCTAAAACGCTGGTTTTAAGCCCCCTTTGTTGTGTCCCACCCGTCATAACTCGCGCTCCTACGCCGTAATAGGGGGCAAAACTCACCTCAAAAAGTCCACAACTTAACACATTCTTAACCCGTAGGCGGGGGGCTCTCACCCCCGTTTGTTGTCAATATTCTGTCATTATTCGGCGCCAGGATTGTCATTATCGCGTCATTATTCGATTTTGAGGGGTAAAAAAGAGGGGTGCCCGAACCCACGTCCGAACACCCCTTTTTAGGCCCTTTTTAAGGCCTCTGAGCGCCTTTGTTTATCCCCTCAGATCATCAGTATTCATGCGCCTTTTCGCGCGTTTTTGGCCCTTTGGGAGGCCTCAATCCAACCCGCCCGCTGTAGGCTCTCAATTCCATCCCCTCGAATCCAACCGAAATCCAAGCAAAATGTACTGAATGTTTGGCGCCCCTTTTTCTCAGCTCCCTGTTTTTCAGCTCTTTCCGTTTTCCCCGTTGTACTTAATGTTTTGTGGGGCATACAAGAAAAGA